AAAAAAAGGTTCACCAACAACATACATAGTATTGCTGTGGTATTGTATCTTACCGTTGGTATTACCACTCCAATTTCCGTTTTCAATACGAAGATGTTTACTAGCTTTGACTAAAAGGCCAGCGGCTTCTGTGCCGAAAGTGTGGGCGTTGTTGTGGTAGACATTTACTCCACCGTCCTGCACACAACCGATATAAGTTTCACCATTCCCTGCAATTAAATAAAGGTTGGTTCCACCTACGAATAAGTTGCCTTGGCCAACATCGGTAATGTATGAGTTCGAACCATCGTGGTACAGTTGCAAGTCAACACTTGATCCCAGCCTAAGTCTGTCATTATCTTGCATATCAATGTTGCCACCCATCGTGAGTGTGCCTGATATATCTGCTGCACCATCAATGTCCAAGCTGTCGGCTTGCAACTCGCCTGTAATGTCTACACCGTCTGCCTTGGTGCCAAGTTTTGCAACATTGTCGTAATAAAGATTGACAGCACCGTTTGTTGTAAAAGTAGCTTTAGATTCACTTGTCGCCGAGTTAGAGATTATTACATTTGTATCACTGGCAATATAAAGGTCTCCAGTGCCTGTTTCTTGAATTAAACTATGAGAACCGTTATGATAAATCTGCAAGTCAGTGCTAGCACCAAACTGCGCCCTCACATTATCGCTAAATGACAAGTTACCACTGGTCTTGGTATCTGCCGCATCGCTGCGTAGGAACGAGGCACTATTAACACCATCAAGTAAATCTGCATCTAATCCAGAGCCAGAACCATCATTGCCTTGGTGCCAAACCCGGTAGGAGTTTGCTCCAAAACTCCAGCCACCAACTGCAATATCATTGATCCCAGCATCAAGACCAAAGTAACAACCAAAATCTTGCGCGGCATGGAGGGCAAAAAAAGCATCGTTTCCAACACCAAAATTATAAACTTCGAAGGCACCTAGACCACCAGTGCTAGTTGCTATAGTATCGTAGTTGTTAGTCTCATTATTCTTAAATGATATATGATGTGTAGCGATATCTGCTGCATCGCTACGAAGAAATGATGTGCTGTCGATGTTGTCAAGTGTAGAAGCATTAATAGAACCAGAATCAGACAAGTCTGTTGAAGCAATGGTAATGTTTGCTGAACCATTAAAAGATTTGCCAGCAATAGTACGTGCCGTCTGAAGGGTGGTGGCTGTGCTAGCATTGCCTGTTACGTTACCTGTCAGTGATCCAGTAAAGCTGGTAGCAACGGCAGTCCCAGTGATTGTCACTCCTGTGCTACTGGTGGCGAGTTTGAGTGCGTTGTTGTGATAAAGATTTACTGCACTATCACTAACACAATGAATATAAGTCTCATTAGAGTTGTTAAGTAAAACAAGATTATTTCCTCTTAAATAAACGTTACCTGTGCCGCTACTTTCAGCAAGGTAGGTGTTTGACCCGTCATGAAAAATTTCAAAGTCATTACCAGTACCGAACTGCGCTTTGACATTATCGCTGAACGACAAGTTACCAGATGTCTTTGTATCTGCTGCATCGCTACGAAGGAACGAACTGCTGTCGATGTTGTCAAGCAAGGCTGCATTAGATGCTGTGCCAGTAACATTGCCTGTTATGTTACCTGTTACGTTACCTGTCAGCGGTCCAGTAAACCCTGCCGCAGTAATTGTGGTTGCTGAATCAATCTTTGCACCAGTTACAGCATCGTCAGCAAGACCAGCCGTGCCAATCTTCGGACCTTCACCTGACGTACCATCGTGGCTGTGACCTGTGGTTCCGTTAAACGCCCCCTGAATAGCATCAAACTCTCCGTCAAGGTCAGAGGCGTTGATTACGTTCCCATCAGAAATGTTATTGGCGGTATCATTACGAGTGTAACCTGTACCCATTATTATCTCCTAGCGTTAGTAGTATACTGCAACGTGGCAGCGTCAATCGTAAATACAGCGTCTGTGTTTGTTCCTGTTGTTTCATATAGAATTGACACTGTAAATCCTGAACCTATTGTTTGTACATCATAGATGGCTTTTTGTTTTACACCAAAAAGTGATGTACCAAAAATACCAGAACCGTATGTAATAGATGCGGCTGCATCGCTTGACAAAACAGCAGAGTCTGGTTGAATTGAACCCGGTTGGTCAAAGTCAAACTTGAGTGATAACTCAAGGTCAAAGTCACCATTTACGTCCAGATAAGTTGTTCCTTTGTAAATAGTCTTACGAACATTGGGGTCGCCCAAAGGAATAAACGGAGTGGCAAACGTGGCTGGAATATATGTTCCATCAAATGAGTTACCCTGCTCCATCTGATATACATATCCATCTGCATTAGCAAAGTAAATACGTTCTGCAAATCCATCATACTCACTATATGTTACAAATGCGTTGATGCCTCGTATATCATTGAAGGCTACGCCTTCTTGAAGTTGTGTAGCACCAATGCCTTTAGCAGAATTATTGGTATAACCAGTATTATAACCAAACAAACGATACTGGCTTTTTTCACGAATGACTGTGCTTGCAAAACCATTAGGGCTACTTGAAATCAAATCCAATATCTCAACCTGAATAGTCTTTGATATTGCTGCAAGACTAAAGTCACCAATGCGGTCTGTTGCAGAAAAGAGGCGCAGTCCGTCAGGACCAAGAAATATTACATCACCACCAATTTCCTGCACACTGTCTGGAGCAACACACCCCAAGTCACGTGATACTGGTTGCATTACAAAGTCTGCTATACTGTTACCGTTTAGTACATTAATGCTACTTTCACTAAAGATAATTAGTTGTTCACGGAAAACAATCAGTCCTGTAATCGTATCTGCAACATTAATTATACCACCACCGTTAGCAATTGTAAAGTCATCATCTTCATATGGAGCAGAAAAAATTACTTTTTTCCCATTACCAAGTACGATGTGGTTTTTAAAGTTGACAATAAAACTTGAACCAGAAGTATCTGCAGACAGTGATGTTAGTTGTTCAAATGTCGTACCGTTAAATCTAAATGGCTTACCTGTACCATCTACCAGCATCAGTTTTTCTGTACCGTCAAAGTCGTACTTTAGAAAACGTACCTTGCCAACGCCACCGATTGTAATACCTGCACTACCGTAGGTAGCGTTGTCACTTATCTGTGTCCAACCTATGCCACTAGACCTAAACAGGTCATTTCCTCGTACCGCATATACTTGGCTATTGTATCTGTGTATTCCACGAACAACTCCCGTATTAGATAGAGCATTTGCATCAAACTTCTCAAAACCCTCAATTCGTGTGTAGCCACCAAAAATGGAAGGCTCAAAGTTTCGCAGAATACGTGCAGAACCCGGTGCTTGAAAACCTTGCTGATACGGAGACAGGTTCGTAATCAAGCCACCCTTAAATTCAAACGAATGGGTCTGCCATGCATCAGCCATTAGATAGGCAACCTCGCGTAGCCCATGCGACCACCCCCACCAGTATTCTGTGGAATCATATATGAACGTAAATAGTAAGTGCGGTTAATTAACATAGAACGCATATTTTTAATGCCCTCTTGATACTTTTCTTTTGCTACCAATGCATCTTGTGTATTGCCACGGAAAAGATACGCATAGTGCATAGCACCATCTACAACAACATGTTTAAATCGTTCAGGCACAGCAGGAACATCATCATGTAGGTCAAGGTCTACTGGCACACGATAATACTCATAGACTATAGTATATGCTGCATCAGGCTTTGGCGTTACAATATATTCAAGAGCAGGACCATGTGCTACTAACTGCGGTACACCTTGCCGACCTGTGGTATTATACTCTTGGTCTACATACTTTTCTAGATATTCTTCATATGCAACAATGCCCAATTTAGTTGTAGCATTACCAAGAGTAGAGTCTTCTTTAATACGGAAACTGTCAAAGTCTAGTAGTTTAGCATCGCTTGGGAAAGCATAACGTGTTACATTAGCAGATAGGACATCTTCTTGCTCAACGTGATTAAAAGGCCAATTGTATTCTGTCTGATTAATATCACGAAGTGAAGCATTAATAGCATCCTTTGCATGTGCATAGAATCCTGTAGCAGTAGCAAAGTTAGACGTAGTAAGTTCCGTTTCATTCAAACGGCGATTTACTTCATTTACAAGTCCTAGATAATTATACGCCATTAGTTTTCTCTTATCCTTAACTTAACAGTACGTTCAGCTTGACTTGCGGTGCTGTCTACTATATTACAGGTAAAAATGTATTCACGATTTAATACACCGCCACCTAAATTAATTGTAGCTACAGTACTTGTATTTGTCTGTGCAATATTTTGAATACTGTCTGTTACAGCATTAGAAGAAGCAGTAGTTAGTGTTTGACCTGCACCAAGAGTTGTCTTGCCGATTTCAGATGTTTGTACAGACCATGTTACAGATGAGATTGTAGCTGTATCCAAAAAACGTGACCAGTCGATACTGTAATCTAAACTTTCATCTGGGTCTTTTGTAGGCCATCTAAATGACATCTAATTCTCCTATGCAGCTACTCTACGTTCAGCAGCAGTATCATTACGTGGCACATAAGCTACTCTACGTCTGTCGTAGTCAGCCGCAACAAACGTGAATGTTACGCCTGTTGCTGTTACATTGCCAATACTAAATGTTCCTTGTACACCTGTAATACTAAAGGCATTACTTAATGCTACTGTACCAATAGCACCTGTGCCTTGCACACCTGAAACGATGCGTTCTGTTGGCTGGTCTTCTACTTCACCAACTTGTGTAATACCTTCAACACCTGTTAGTGTGACTGTATTACTATGCTCTAACGAACCAATGCTACCTGTTGCAGATACACTTGATACTTTTTCAGCAATATTAACCTGAATAGAACCTAGTGCTGCTGTACTCTGAACGCCTGTAGCAATAGGCTCATCTACATTAGGACTTACTGTACCAATAGTACCTGTCATTGGCGAACCAGTTACAGGAACACGGTTAATAGAACGAATGTCTAATCCAGCGGCATTTAAGGTAAATGTACCTACTACACCAGTAACTTTTTCAGATATATTTACTGTTACAGTACCAATTTGACCTGTAGCAATATTAGTAGAAAGTTCCTTACGAATATTAGGTGATACAGTACCAATTTGACCCGTTCCAGCTACACCTGTAAGTGTTAGCGTGTTTGCAACCTCAAGTGTGCCAACTGAACCTGTAAGCGCATTTGGTCCATACAACGGTTCTGTAATATCAACTTCAAATGCATTGATATGTACAGCACGAGTAAGAGCAGTCCCACTGACTCCTGTTAATGCAATATTCGGCGTTACAACTCCATAACTTGCAGAGCCGTATACACCAGTTCCATAAATTGCATCAACGGAATCGTAGAACGCCATGTTCTACTCCTTACGCAATACGAACGATAGCGTTAGATGCGTTAGCAGTTGGGAACTCAATAGTCAAGTCACCAGCAGTAGCGGAAACTGTACCACCAAAATCAATAACGCAAATAGCAGAGTTGCTGTTTGCAGTATTGTAAATGATACAACCGTCAGCAGCTACAGTTACATTTGCAAATACCTCATCAGTAAAGTCTAAAATAGCTGTAGTACCATCTACTGAAATAGTTGCGCCGTCAAGTACCTGACCACCAGCAGTGTAGTTAGTACCAGATGCTTCGTCAGAGTTACCTGTTACAGTTGAATAGTTGGTTGTGGCAGCACCATACGTACCAGTTGGTGATGCTTTAATCAGTGCCAGTTTAAGTGAATCTGTGTCAAGGTCATGCAAACCTCCCAAAAGTTCCGACTTAAAACTGGTACACATTGCAGTTGTGATTGCCATTTGTTTTCTCCAAGATTATCAAAAGATGTAAAGGGGCAAGGTATTAGCCCTGCCCCAATACGTTAGTTAGGCGAGTGTGTCGCGGTCTACTTCGTCAGCAGCCATGTCACCTTGGTCACTGATGTCCATCATCACGGCATAAGCACGTAGCTTACCAGCCGTAAATGAAGCACCACTGCCAGCCAGCACAAAATCAATTGTGTCGGACGAGGTGGATGGAGCAAGACCGTCAATGGAAACCTGTGGAGCATACGCACCATCAGACGCACCATCAATGTCTAGTGCAGCAGCAAACTCATCAGCATCACCACCAGTGAAGCCAAGAGCAGCCGTAGCATCTGTACCAGTATTCATAGTTGCAGATTCTACAACCTGAAAACCAGCAGCTACAACCAGAGTATTGGCAGGTACGGTAATTGCCTGAATAGTATCGCCGGGAGCAATGCTATTTGTGGTCAGGTCAATTGTTACATCAACGTAGTATGGATTGCGTCCACGCTGTGAATTACCCGATTCGGGATGAAGAAGTGCGGTAATGTTAGCCATATCTTAATCTCCCCTATGCCAAGTGATACTTTGCGTTCACAAGTGCTTCTGGGCGAAGAATCTTGCGTCCGTAAAGATGCATACCACGAACGATGTCAGCAAAGCTGTCAGGGTCGCGGTAGGTTTCGGTTTTGTTAATCTGCTCTGCAGTAGCAACAGCAGAAGTGTGACCAGCAACAATTACACCAAAGTTGGTTGTGCTGTTCGCACCCGCGAAGGATGGACCAGTACCTACTGAAGGCAGATTGTTGGACTGATATACTTGGAACCCATGAATTTGAGTACCAATCTGACCGTTCTGGAGGCCGGAACCACCAAAGTCAGCATTGAACAGACGAGAATCTTCGTCCTTCAGTACTTCCATGAATACTGGGTCAAGCACAAGCCAGCGACCCTGTGAGTCCACGTTTTGCTGGTCAAGAAGACGAGCCATACGTGCAATCAGAGTCAGTGGATGTGTGTCACCAGCGGCAGGTGTTGAGTCAGTTGCGGCACCAGTACGAGGCTGGATAGCAATGGCAGCACCTGCACTACCAACGGAACCTGCACCATCTGAAAAGTCAGATGCGTCCAGCTTCATGGATGCAAGCAGTTCGTCTGAACCAGCAGTTGTAACAGCTTTAGAGCCATTAACTACATCGTTTACAGTGTCTGCATTTGCATGCAGAGCAGACTGCTTGAAGCCTGACAGGTAACCAAGAACGTCTTGGTCAAACTGGTCAGCAAGGCGATAAGCGGCACGGTCACTTGCCAGAGACTGGAAGTTAACGTGGCTGTGTGCCTCTTCAATGTCATCAACCTTAAATGCAAAGTAGTTAGCTTTGTCAATGGTCAGGTTGAAGTCTTCGTCATCAATGTCTTGCGGCGTGATGGTTGTACCACGGGCGTAAGCCTTGACTGTGATTTCGGGTTCTTTGATAATCTTAACGGAATCACCCATGTTTGCAATCTCACCGAAGTAGTCGGAATTTGAAATTGCTTCAGCAATAGCAGACTTGCGGAAAGCAAGTTGCACCTGTTTGCTGTAAATTACAGGTGAAAAATTACCGTTAGGAAGGTTACCATACCCGGCTGCGGTATTAAAAGCCATGATAAATTCTCCTAATATTGGCGTTTTTCATTACAGATGCAAACTCACCAGACTAATCAGGGGCTGATTCACTATGGGTGCGTATCGTATGCAGTTGGCCTACTGCATCTTTAACGGGCCATGCTCTTCAGGTAATCCGTAAGACTGAATTGTTTGCTGATAGTGTAAGCAGGTAGCGAACCCACTTACACCTAGTTGACTATAGTTATACTTACATTCAAATATTTGTCAACACTTTTTTTTTTACCTGGCTGAACCAGATACATCATAGATAAACTTTCCTGTCCGAATAGCTTCCATGATTTCATCAGAACGCTTCTCATATTCTTGGGGCGACATCTTTTGAACTTGTGATTCACGAATGTAGCTGGATGTTTCATCATCCTGTGGCTTGCTACGTGAATTGCGTGTGTAAACTGATTTAGCAGCATCTTTAGATGTGCTTTTCTTTTTTGTTGTAATGCCACGGTCTGCTTTATACAAGTCAATTGCTCGTGCTGCAGAACGTGCGTCATTATCATTTTCATACAATGCGTCTTGTACCCACTTTGGCTGTTCTTCAGCCCACTCGTGAAAAGAATCATCTTCACGAATCTCGTCAAAGTCAGGATGCATTCGCATAAGTTCTGCTTCCGCTTTTTCTTTTTTAGCATTGTATTGCAAATCGTCAATTGCTTTCATGCGTTCTTCAAGCGAGTCAGCTTGTTCTTTTGCTTTTTTTATTGCAATTGTTTCTACGATTGCTGCAACGTCAGGATATTGTTTCATCCAACTTTCAAGGTCTGCATCAGACTTTGGTAGTTTCATTTCCTGTTTAGTAGCATCAGTAAGTTGAGATTTTAGTTTTTCAATCTCTTCTTTAAATTCTTCTGCTTGCTTTTGTTGATGCCTACGAAGATCAGAATAGCGCTTTTTAAAGGTTTTTTCTTCAGCGTTATCTGGTTCAGCTTCTTGTGGTTCTTGCTCTGCTTCACCACGTTGTTCTTTGATTAACTGTTCCAGTTCTTCTTCTTCCATTTTGCGCTTTTCTTCATTCGTGTATTTTCGATTTGCAAACGCAACTTTTTTTTCAGACTGCATTTCTTCAGCCATAACTGTAGCATTCTCTGCCATTTACTTTCTCCTTGTTGGGGCCAACGTAGCCACACCTGTCGGGTGGGGGATGGGTAGGCCAACTAATGTGAACTATTTCTTGGAAGCCAGTCCACTTTGCTTCATCTTTTTAGGCTTGCGTTTTTTAGTTGCTAAACCCTTTTTCTCAATATATTTTTTGCCTACAAATGCGCCTTTATAATCTCCAAAATCCGACATGCCTACTGGTGCATCTGGTTCACCACCAATTGCACCTTCTGTGCCTGTTGGATCACGCCCTTCCGACCTAGCATCTCCTAATGATTCGCCTCCCCCTTCGTAAGTTGTGCTTTTATCGGTTTTAGATGCTTGTACTGCTCTTTCATAAGATGCTTGTGCGGCAGCATTAGCCCTAGCTTGGGCAGCCTCTCGTTCTTCTCTAATTTGCTCTGCTCTCTTTTCTGAAATTTCTCTCACTATAGTTTCAGTTCTCTTACTAATATTTGTTCCAGAAATTGTAGTAGATATTCCTAGTCTTTTTGCCCTGTTGTTAACATTCTCTTTTGCTTCTTCTGCGGAAATAGGATTGCCGTCCTCGTCTAAAAAATCTTCTTGTAATTCAGCAATTACTTGTTCTGTAACATTAGCAATCTGAGCTTGAACGACAGTTGATAACTCATTCATAGGAGTTTGGTTATCATACACCCCATCTTTAATTCCAGAAAGTGCCTCGCTACGAGAGAATGAAACATTGCCCCCACGGAATGAATCTAACACCCCACCAAATGCTGCCGAAGAAAGAGAATTTTCTTTTGCTTTCTCTTCTCCACCAAACAACGATTTTACAACACCCGAAAAACCTGCACCGCCAAACATCTCTGCTAGACCAGCAAAACCTAAACCATACTTACTAACTGTTTCTTTTAAGGAAGGGCTTAATTTACTTTTATCAAAAGCAATTCCTGTTGGATCAGTTGTTGAATATCCTAAATCTTCTTGCTCATCTCTGCCGCCCCCACCTCTTTCTTCAGTAACTCTAGCACTTGGGGCTGTTACTTCTGCAGGTTCTATAATATCAGTATCAACAGGTGTAAATCCTGTAGGAATTGGATATATAGGATTACCATTTACAAAAGGAATGGTCATCTTTTGACCAGTCTCTTTGTTTTCATATTCTTTCAATTCATCATAACGTCCTGTAGTAGTAGGCAACAGCTGTTCAAAAGTTGAATCAGTTGGTGTTACAGGTGTTGTTGGAGGAGTAAAGCCAGTTTGAATTGGCTGTGGTGTAAAAGGAACTGTTGGAGGCTGATAGGGTTGTTGAGAATATTGAGCAAATTGTGAAGGTTGTTGATAAATATCAGATGGATTAGGATTAGGCACAAAACCCCCTGTCTGAAACTCCATGGTTTCATCTTCAATGTCAAGGTCATAAAGATCAAATGGAATATCATCAGGAAGTACAGCTTCTTCACTATTGCCCATCTGACCCATGGCTTCCATACGGGCAAGACCTGCTTTTGCTTCCTGTCGCATTTTCATAAGTGTTTCAAGACCAAAATATCGTACTACATCTGCCGGAAATACAAATTCGCCTTCACTAAGTTGAGCAGGAATATCATCCCGAACTTCTTTTTGCGTAGAACCTGATGGTACTTCATTTCCAGAAACTGGATCAACTGTACCACCCTCATCCATCAATCCACCGTCTTCAAACATTTCCATTTGTTCTTTCATAACTGCTCCACCTTTGTTCATTTTGGGTGTACTAGACCTATCTAATTCCTCAAGTAACTCGTCACGTACAGCATCTCGTTCTTGTAATTTTTCTAAATCTTCCTCTGGAAAAAAATAATCTATAGTTCTTTCAAAGATATTTTTTTCTTTGGGTTTTTGTTCCATCATAGACTCTACTTCTGCAGGAGGAGTAACGTCTGGATCATCGGGCATATCTACAGAATCACCTATGTCTGGTAGCTCTCCCGGGTAGTCTAAGGTAAAAGCCTGCTCTGTTTGATTTGTTTCAGGTGCGGGTTCTGGTTCAGGCGTGACAGTACCAAGTTCAGAAAAGTCTTTTGTTACATCTTTCGTGACAGGACGTACATTTACGCCTAGTGTATCACTAACCTTTGTTTGTAGATTGGAAAGCTGCCGTTCCTTGTCCTCTTTCTTTGGATCGTCCTCTCGAATTTTACCAAAGTGTGCGTTGATAAAACTTGGTACTGTATCAGCGTCTGCAATTTTTTTCTTTTCGTTTACGTGGACTGCAGCTAGAAACGGATAATACTTTTTGTGATTTTCGGATGAAATGTCTCCAACACCAAAGCTACTGTATACACCACCCTTATTATTTCGTTTATTGATACCCTGTTCAATAAATTCTTTGATATAACTTTTAACATCACTGGGAAGCTGGGTGTAACCTTCCTTAAAGTTACCAGATTTCATATTGTCGCGTTGTTCAGTCTCACTATCGCCTGAATAAAAATAACCTAATGCCGTACTGTAAGTAATCTGTAAAGGACCAAACGCAGAAGACTTTCTAGAAGCACCAGTAAAGATATAGGGCCAACCTGTTTTATCCTTATACGCACCTACCTCTGCCTCTTGCAAGGCACCGTACATGTCGGCAAAACTTCTATCACCTACTGTCTGACTTGTGAGACTGTCATAAAGCTGGTTGTAGTTTTTAGTAGGTGTCTGTTCTTCAGCCATCTAAATTACTAACTTCTTCTCGTAACCGTTTCACTTTACGTAACACAGAGATTGACCCCTGCGCACGTAGTATCTCAACATTATCTTTAGATTGTTCTAAAGTTGTTTGATATATCTCAATTAACGTATCAAGATAATTACTGAAGTGGACCCACTGGCGGTTGTTGCCCACCAGCGGCTTCAGTTTGCTGTACATTTCCTTGTCCACCATTTGCACTAAATCCTTGTTCACCCGGCACTGGAGTCATGCCTACACCAATATTACCACCCCCTGAACCTGTTGGGTCCATAGCATCTGCCCCAGCTGGCGCACCTTGTGGTTGACCTTGCTGAAGAGGCGCTTGAAAATCCTTCATGATTTCAGCTTGTATAGCTGCTTCATTCATGTTATTTACAACTTTGTCGGGGTCAAGGTCCATTGATTTTGCAATCTCAGTAATGACATACTGAAACTTTGCAAATGGTGCAAGCGCTGGATTGCTTGCAATCTGAAGGAACTGCATAAGTCGCTGACTACGAATTTCATTAGCCATAAGACTTTCCGTGCCACGTGCTTTAACTTCAAGATCACCTTTTATATCAGAATCAAAATCAAACTGCATATTAAAACGGAAGAAGCCTTCACCAAGAGGGCGAAGAAGATAATCGTCTACATTCTTAATAACGCTTTTGATAGAACCTTGTGCCGCACCCATAAGCATTGAGATGCCACTTGCTGTACGTCCTACACCTGATACCCCTGTTTGACCATGAGCAAACGATGGGAATCCTGTGCTTTCATCTGCAAGCTGACGTGCTTTGTCAAACATCATCATGTTTTCACTAGACACGTTAGGGTACTTTGTACCAAAGATAGCCTGACCCGGTGCGCCACCTTGTCTGCGGAATACCTTGCCCGGATAAAGCGAGAGGTCTTGTCCGGGAACTAAGTTAGTCTCATCTACTTCAATAAGAAGATTGCCAGACAGCACAGCATTGTCAACAGCCATGCGCATAAAACCATTCATCAAAGTTTGCGTATCGTCCATATTCTCAGCAATACCAACACCAAAAAATGAATATGGATTTAGTTCGTATGGTGCAGCACAGTATGGAATTTTAGAAGGTTTAAATGGATTAAGAACAAGACGAATTAGCTTGTTGTTACATACCCATGCATTTGCTTGAAGTTCATCAAAATCTTTTAATTCGCTTGGTATCTCAACACCTTGCTCTTCAAGCATATCAACATCAACCATACCCCAGTATTCAAGAACCTCAAAGCGATCAATACCATGTTCTGGTGCATAGTCTGAAAGGTCATCTTCCCAATATTTTTTAATGTAGTTCTCACCATGCATGATAACTTCATCAATAACAGATGAACGAAAGTATGGACGTTTCTTCAAAGAACGCAGTTGTGTGCGCGACATTTTATGTCGTTCAATAACATATTGCGCTTCATCCATATTGTTTGCATCAGGATCAGGATAGAAGTTCCAGACAGAGACATGAGATACTTGTGGAACAGTTTTAAATATGGGATCATAGTCCCCTTCATCATTCCAATTAGGATACTCTTTATCTACGGCAAATGGACCTTTCATTACGCCTGTACCAAAAAGCGCCATCTCAAATGCTGTACTACGCAAATACTTAGTTGCACCTGACTCTTCTAATTGATCATGAATTTTTTTCTGCATTTTTTTAGCAGCAATCATTGCTGGACTAAAAGTAACAGCAGTTGGTGTTGCGCCAGGGCCTTCTTTTAATTTATCTTGAATTGGATCAAGTTTTTCTTGTAATGGACCTAGCTTTTCCACAAGGGTTTTTTCGGTGGCACCAGCTGGAAAGTCCATGCCATCACCTGCAAAACCATATGGATTTTCTAGATCATTTAGGCCACGAAGTTGTTCTGGTTCATTTGGATCAAAGTTAACATCTGCAACTACACCTTCTGGCAATTCTGTTGGTTCAATAGAAAGAGGAAATCTACTATTAGCAAATAGAACATCAGTGATTTGACCATAGGCCGCAAGAGTTTTAGTCTTAGTAATCTTAATAAAAACACGAGACTTTTCGGCTTCTGTAAATTGAACATCAGGACCATATAGACCACGATAATTACGATAGGCTTTTAACCAGCGTTCTTCATCGTTATACCTATAGTCTTCTGCCTTATTATAACGATCTTGAATAAAACCAATCAAAGACGCTACATCACGATCCTCGACCTCACTATCATCTGTATCGTCTAAGGCGATAGCATCATCTTCAATCATAATATCATCTTCAGCCATAGTGTACTTCCTTAATATCCAAATGTTGTGTCAGCAACTTGCATTCCTTGTGATGGTCTTCCCATTGGGTCATAGTCAAATATGCTAAACCTTGGTCTTGACATTATACCATACCTAAGTGCATCATACAAGTGGTCTTCACTTTTTGTATCCACATCTTCAGGGTTTTTCTTATCGAGGGGGATGGATGGTAGTTGCGCGACCATATTGGTGCAATTGTTAAAGATAACAAGTCTTGGCTCCTCTGTAAATTCGTCTATCTGTAAACGTCTATGTATTTCATTTTTACCAGCTAAACGACTTCCACGACTTCTATCAGAGGGTCGC